AAATGCTACAGTTAATAACCAAAGCGGAGAAGCAACAGTTGACGAAGTTTGGTCAACAGGTACTTCTATACTTGCACTAGCATACAAAAACACAGGACAAACATATACACAAGCAACAGCATCAACTACACAAGCATCAGGTGTTGGATTAGATATGCAATTTGATGAGTTTAGACAAGGTGCTATTTCAAAAATTGATTTACAATTACCAGATGACAGTACAAACGTTGGTGGTAGAGGATTTAAATCTTTTGGTAACTCAGCACAAGGCGGAGATTTATCAAGCATTATCTTAGCGGCTTCAGAAGTAAGAACTGCGGCTCAGCTAATAGGAATGCGTATTCTTATTACAGAAGGTATTGGAGCTGGTCAGTATGGATGGATTCAAAATTATAATCCGGCAACATTTACTGCAACAGTATATACAGAATCAACTAACTCACCAGGTTGGGATAATATTGTTCCAGGTAAATTAAACGTAACAGCATTAACAGCAACCACAGTTTACTTTTACGAGCCAAGAGTTAGTGTTACAAGTCCAACGTTTAGTAAGTCTAATAATAGTGTACAAACAGGTGCACTTGATATGGGCTATAGTCCAAGCATTGGTATGTGGTATTATGCACCAAGTGGAACAAATGACTTTTATGTTTCAACAGATGGAGCAGTTTGGACACTTAGAGATTTACCAGACTATAGTTTAAGTTGGTCAGGTTTTGCAAAAAATGGTCCAGTTATAGCGGCAGTAGCAGATGGTAGTAACAAATTAGTTTATTCAAATGATGGTATTAACTTTGATCATTCAACACTTCCAGCAAGTACAACATGGAAGCATGTAGAAGTTGGCGGACCTAATAACGATACTATTATGGCACTAGCAACAGGTAGTGCAAACATTTATAAAAACACACTTGAAACTGGCGGAGACTCAACACAAGTTCCTTCAGGAAGTTGGACTACAGTAGCAACTGGCGGAAGTGCAACTACATGGGTAGGACTAGCATACGGTGCAGGCAAATGGATTGCAATCGCTGAAGACGGTACTACGGTTATTTCAACAAACAACGGTGTAAGTTGGACAACAGGAGCGGCAGTAACACCTGCGGCACCAGAAGTATATAGCGATTTAGTTTTTGGTAACAACTGTTGGATTGCAACGATGGCACAGTCAGATAGAGTTATCTACAGTGACACTGGTACTGCTTGGTCAGACGCACAATTAGTTGGAGACTCGGGTAGAGAAAATTGGAAAATTGGTTATACACAAGGTACATTCTTAGCAGTAAGTAGTACTGGTACAACAGTAAGTTCAGATAATGGATACGGTTGGACAGTAAGAGAAGCTACAGGAAACTTAACAGCAATAGCAGGCGGACTTAGAAATAACTTGCCAACATGGGTTGGCTTATCAAATGCAGGATCAGTTGGTAATATTATTACTGGTGGTGCAACAGCATTTGCAAGAGTTGAAGTAAAAGATGGAAAATTAAATCAGTTTAATATTTACAATCCAGGCAGTGGATATATTACTCCACCAACAGTAACAGTTACAGATCCTGAAGAGTATGGCGAGCCGTACTACGTTGTTGATATTAACAATGGTGCTTTACCGCAACCAACTTTTGTTAATAGAGGTACAGGATATCAAAGTGCGATTGTAACAATAGCTGGTAACGGTTTTGGAGAAGAATTACAAATTGGTAACACTATGAAAATTAGTGGACTAAGTTTAATTCCAGGTCCTGGTGCAAACGTAAGATTTACAGGAAGTGATGTAATTTATAGATTAGTTAAAGTTACACAATCAACCGGCGTAGCACCAAATATTGAAATTACATTCCAAATTAGTCCAGTTCTAGGTCGTGCATTAGCACCAATACATGGAACAGGAGTTACTATACGTGAACGTTATAGTAGCTGTAGACTTACAGGACATGACTTCCTAGACATTGGTACAGGTAACTTTGCTAATACAAATTACCCAGGACTTTATGTATTTGGACAAACTGCCTCAAATGAAACAAGACAAGCAAATGAAGTTGTTGAATCAAATGGCGGACGAGTATTCTACACAAGTACAGACCAAGATGGTAACTACAGAGTTGGTGAACTATTTAGAGTTTCACAGGCACAAGGTGGAGTTACATTAAGTGCAGACTTCTTTGACTTAGAAGGACTAGACGAGTTAAGACTTGGTGGAATTAGAGTTGGCGGAACACAGGCTGTTATTAGAGAATTTAGTACTGATAACACTTTTGTTGCTAACTCAGACAATATTATTCCAACACAAAGAGCGTTGAAACTATATATAGAAAATAGATTTAATGGTGGTGGATCTAATTTGTTTACAAACAAACTAACAGCAGGTCAGTTAGTATTTGAAGACACTACATGGTCAAACACAGCTGGAGTAAATGTTCCAGACTCACAGGCTAATGTATTAGTTGATATGACTGTTAACGGACCACTAGGCGGTGGATTAGCCGCACTAAACATGTTTATGTCGGGCAGAACTGAACGAGATGACTTTAACGGATAATGATAAATATGTATAATATCAAGAACGGAGCAAAAAATGGCAGAATTTAAGCTAGGTAGAATTAGATTTATTTGGAAGGACTCGTGGACAACAGGAACGAGTTACCTAAAAGATGACGTAATTAGGTACGGTGGACGTACTTACGTTGCAGTGAAAGGGCATACTTCAAGTGCTGATTTCTACACAGACGCATCACATTGGAACTTATTCAGTGATGGTACAAAATGGCAAAGTGATTGGTCAACATCAACATTTTACAAAATTAATGATATCGTAAGATATGGTGGTATTATTTACATTTGTAACAGTGGCCACACAGCACAAGCAACATTAGAAGCTGATCAATCAAAATGGGATCAGTTTGCTACATCAATTGACTGGAAAGATAATTGGGTAGCTGGAACAGTTTATAAAGCAAACGACTTGGTAAAATATGGTGGTAACATTTATTTGTGTAACACTGGTCACACTGCCGCGGCTAGTAATGCACTTGGACTTGAACAAGATATTTTAAAATGGGATTTGTTCTCAGAAGGTCAAGACTGGAAACAGAATTGGGCTATTTCAACTCGTTACAAAATTAACGATATTATTAGATATGGTGGAACACTTTATGTTTGTAATACTGGGCACACTTCAAATGCTACAGCCGCAGGCGGACTCGAAGGAGATCAAGCCAAGTGGGATTATTTAAACAAAGGTTTTGAATATTTAGGCGAATGGGTTAACGCTTATAGATATAAAGTTAACGACATTGTACTATTTGGTGCAACACTTTATATTTGTACTACTCATCACACATCGGTTGTTACTAATAATGATTCACAGTTAGGTACACTACAAGCAGATATTGCGAATTGGGAAAAATTTGTACCTGGACTAGAATTTGAAAATTCATGGCAACCAGATGAAAGATATCAACCAGGTGACTTTGTAACTTATGGTGGTAACCAATATGTTGCTAATGATAATGTTTTTGCAGAAAATCCTGCATCAAGTTCTAAATTTGATCTAGTAACTTCAGGCTTTAATAATAGAGGTGACTGGGGAGATGACTCTACTAACCAAGATTACAGAATTGGTGATGTTGTTAGACTAGGTGGTTATACTTACCTAGCTATTGCTGACAACCAAGCACAACGTCCACCAAACACTACTTATTGGTCAAGACTAAACCAAGGTATTGAATGGAAAAACGGTTGGACAACTGCTACATTATATGATGCAGGTGATACAGTACGTGAAGGCTTAATAAGTTATATTTGTATCCTTGCACACACATCAAGTGGTACTAATAAACCATCAGCAGATGATGGTACATATTGGAATACACTAGCAAGTGGTGCTGAAGAATCAGCAATTACCACTGAAGGTGATTTACTTTATCGTTCAGGATCAGGTCCTGCAAGATTACCAATTGGTGGCGAAGGACAAGTACTAAGCGTTAGTGCAAGTGGAATACCTGAATGGAGAGATTTTGGTTTAACTCCAGATGTTTACTATGTTGCAACTAACGGTGCAAATAAAGTATTCCCAACAGGCGGCGCAACACTTGATCGTCCTTGGAAATCAATTCGTTACGCATGTGAAGAAATTGAAAAAGGACCTAAGAATCCAAATGCGGCATCACTGTTAGAAGAAAACAGAATGTTTATAGCATACGAAACTGCTAAATGGGCTAAGAGACAAATCATTACACAGACATCACCATTCTTTATTGGTTTTGCTTTTGATGAAGCTAAGTTCCAAAGACTAGCAGGTTTTGCTTTAGACGGTATTGTATTAGATCTTAAAAAAGGTGGAAACATACATACTGTTAGAGTTGCACAAGCAATGAAAGACAACGTAAGTCCAGATTACTTTACAACAGGTGGAGAATCACAAAATGTTGCGGCACTTAACTTTGTAATTGATCTAGTAGAAGATGTACTAGATAGTGCTACACCTCCAGCAGACTATCAAGATTTAGATAGTGTTGCATCAGCTGATAGATACTTACAAATTAAAGATGCTACAAGAGTTGAAGAAGCAACTGCATTAGCAGAGTTAACAGCAAGTATGGCTATTATTACTTCAGCAGTTTCACTAGGTGCAGGTTATACAGTTCCAACAGCAAAGAAAACACACAAAGTTATCTATGTTAAAACAGGAACATACAAAGAAGTACTACCTATTAGAGTTCCAGAACTAACAGCTATTGTTGGTGACGAACTACGTAGTACAAGGGTTGAACCAGCAGGTCAGCAAACACAAGCAAGTGATACAACTTATTCACTAGCTGGTATTTTGCACATGAAATCAATTATTGATGACGTTATTGAAGGTACAGCTATTACAAGACAAACTGGTAACACACTTACACAGAATGTTAGTAAGCCTTGGAGTACTAGTGGTGTATCAACTTATGTTGAAAACTTATGTACAGAACTTTATGATCAAATTGATTATTTAGTTAACGGCGCATCAGGCGATAGTACAGCACCATTATATAGAGGTGCGAATGAAAGAGTTGATGATCAAACTAAGTTTGCGGCGGCAAGAATACTGCATTTGAATAAAGCGTTTATTGGCGAAGATGTAACAAAATATATTAATGTTAACTATCCGTCATATACGTTTAACGAAACAACTTGTAAATCAGACGTTGCACATTATATTGATGCATTCATATATGACTTAATTAATGCAACAGGCGAAGGTAGTAACTATGCTACACTAACAGCAGGATTAATGTACGGTAACAGTGTAAACGGTTCTGCATTAGAAAATATGTACCTACTAAGAGATGGTACAGGTATTAGAAACCAAACACTAGGCGGATTAACAGGTGTACTAGGATCAGCAAACGCATACGGAACTAAACGTCCAACAGCAGGAGCATACTGTTCATTGGATCCAGGATGGGGTCCAGATGATGATCGAGTATGGATTACAACACGTTCTCCATATGTACAAGGTGTAACAAACTTTGGTACTGCATGTGTTGGATTAAAAATTGATGGTTCATTACACAACGGTGGTAACGATTCTATTGTTGCTAACGACTTTACGCAGATTTTAAGTGATGGTATTGGTGCATGGGTTACTAACTTAGGTAGAGCAGAACTTGTTTCAGTGTTCTCATACTATGGACATATTGGTTACCTAGCTGAAAACGGCGGTAAGATACGTGGTACTAATGGTAACTGTTCATACGGTGACAGAGGTGCAGTATCAGAATTTATTGACGTTACTGAGATTCCAACAACAGGTGGTGTGAACAATAGAAAACTTGAAGCACAAATTGGTAGAGCATTAACAGACGGTAATCAAATTATACATTTTGAATATACTAACGCTGGTAATAACTACTCAAGTTCAACTTACACAATTAGTGGAGATGGATATGGTGCAGTAGTAGCTAACGGTAACTATGTAAACAATGGATTGTTCGAAGTTAGATTACGTAACCCAGATGACGGATCCAGTTACAATGAAAAAGATACTAATAGCGATGGACTGTTTAACGATTCAGACTCAATTGGTGGTAGAGGTTACTCTAGCAGTGAAAACACTGCACAGGCAGGTAATGCTACGACTATTACATTGTCAAACACTGAAACAGCTAACAGTACAAAATACGTTGGTATGAGAGTTGTAATTACAGCAGGTACAGGCGCAGGGCAGTATGGATTTATTGCTTCATACAATCCAGGTACTAAAGTTGCTAATATTGCAAAAGAAAGTGATAATGCGGCAGGATGGGAAACATGGCATCCAACAAACGGTATCCAGGCAACACTAGACGCTACAACAGCATATAGTATTGAACCAAGAATCCAAGTAGTTGGTGGCGGTGGTAGTGGTGCTCAAGTTAGAGCAGGTGTTACAACTGGCAGAATTACACAGTTCTACATTATTAATCCAGGTAGCGGTTATACAAGTACTCCGACACTAACAATTACAGACCCAAGTGAAACTACTGAAGTTCCATGGCAATGTAGAGTTGGTAATGGTGTACTAGCACAGCCTACATGGACTGCAAGAGGTACAGACTTTGAAACAGCTGGCGGTACTGTAACAGGTGATGGTTATGCTGACATTTATCAATCAGCACAATTTATGAACGTTTACGGAATGAGTGATGTTCCAGTTGAAGGTGCAAACTTACAACTTGATGGCGATAGTAGATTCTTTAAAATTGTGTTTGTTAGAGAATTGTTAGGCAGTGCAGGAAACTATACTGCTAACTTACAAGTGTCACCAGACTTAGGAGTTGAAACTTCTCCAGAGCATGGTACTAACATTACAATAAGAAAGAGATTTAGTCAGGTAAGATTAACAGGACACGACTTCCTAGATATTGGTACAGGTAATTTTGCAAGTACAAACTATCCAGGAACACCATCTGTTGCTAACGATCCAAATGACGAAGTTCACGAAGCTGGCGGAGGTAGAATATTCTACACAAGTACTGACCAAGATGGTAACTTTAGAGTAGGTAGATTGTTCAACGTTGAACAGTCAACAGGATCTGCGAGCTTGAATACAAGTGCATTTAGTTTAGCAGGACTACAAGAATTGTCACTAGGTGCAGTTGGCTTAGGACAAGGCGGCGCTGTTATTAATGAATTTAGTACAGATGGTACATTTAGTGCTAGTTCAGATAACGTTGTTCCGACACAAAGAGCAATTATCACATACATCAATTCACAGATTGGTGGAGGTAGTAGCTCTCTGAACGTTAACGCAGTTACAGCAGGTAAAATAAATATTACTGGTAATACAATAGGTACAACCGATAATAGTCCAATTACTGTAACTACGGGAATGAACTTTAACGGCGGTGTAAGTGGAAGTCCAGTTGCATTTGCGTACTTTTTAACAAGTAAAACATAATGGCTAAATACTAACATAGGAGTAATAAAATGGCATCAGGAATATTAGGATCAAGCGATCTTTCAGCAAATACAAATACTACGATCTATACAGTACCAGCTGATACATATAGTGTTGTTACTATCAACTTTTGTAACAGAGGTTCGAATACAACAAACATTAGATTATCAACAAGTACTAGTGATACACCAGGAGCGGCAGAATACTTAGAGTATGATGTATCCGTTGGTCCAAATGGCGTACTAGAGAGAACTGGTATTGTAATTGACGCAACTAAAAAAGTTGTGGTAAGATCAAGTCAAGCATCTGTAACCTCAATGGTTATGGGTATTGAAACAGCCGTACCAGCGGCATAACATAAGGATAGGATAAAGCAATGGGAAGAAGAATATCAGTAGGTTCACCAGGTTTAACTGTCCCTTTTGGAACTACAGCACAAAGAACTACTAATGCAGGCGGTGGTGCTTTAAGGTTTAACACAGATTTAAGTGTGTTAGAACTTTATAGTACTGATCAATCAGCATGGTTACCAGTGGGTACTTTGAGTGCTAAGACAGTTACAACAACGTATTCAGCGGCATCAGGAGAACAGTTATTCTGTGATACTAACGGCGGCGGATTTACTATTACACTTCCAGGTTCACCAGCAGTAGGTGACGTCATAAGATTCTTTGACTTAAGAAAAACTTTTGACTCCAATGCTTTGACACTAGCAAGAAATGGTAAACTAATACAAGGCGATTCGGCCAATTTGACTGTTAGTACAGAAGGCGCGGCATTTGATATTGTTTATTCGGGCGATAGCTACGGATGGCGTATCTACACTGTATAGAGAATTATTAAGGAAACGTAAATGGCAACATACAGCAGTTACAAAAAGGTTACATCGGAAGGAATACCCGACGGATCAATCACACGTACCAAGTTACAACCTGGTGCAGGTGCTTGTCGTAAGACACAATGGGTATTCAACGAACGCGGTATGCAATGTCATATGTGTGCAAGAACATCAGGATGTTGTCAACAGGCAAATGGTAGATGTTGCTATTGGTGTGCACCAGACAATGTCTACAAAGTAACATTTGAAATTTGGGGCGGCGGAGGCGGCGGTCCAGGACATACATGTTGTAATTGTTGTTCATTTGCAATTGGTGGTGCAGGCGGAAACTATGCAATTCAAACAATTGATACCAATCCAGGATGTCAATATAGTGTTTGTGCAGGCGGAAGTTGGCCATGTGGTAAATCACATACGTGTTCAGCGGGCATGGGTTGTAAATCCTATGTTAACGGTCACAACCTAAGTAACTTTTGTGTTACTGGGGCATGTGGCGGTTGGATGTGTAATGGTGATGCATGGGGTCAAAGACATGCTGTAACAAACTGTGCGAACTGTTTAATTTGTGGAATATTTGGTGCTGACTTTGGAATGATGGGCGGTATGGGTATTAAAGCAGGTACAACAACTTGTAGATGTCACGGACAAACAGGTTGGACAGGAGCGGCCGCAGGTATGGGTGTATACGCTGGTACAACTACTAACGAAGCGTGGTGTGCTTGTGGATGTCATATTGTTTGGCCAGCAGGCGGCGGTGTTCCAGGAACATCTAGTTACTGTAACAACTGGGCAAAATGCTGTTCAGGTGGTTCAGGTCAAGGCGGATCTGGCATAGTAAAAATAACGTTTGTATAAGGAAAGAAAATAATGGCAACATACGCAAGTTATAAAACATTAACAGCAGACAACTTCCAAGAAAATAGTATTACGGCGGCTAAACTAGGTGCAGGCGCTGGTAACAAATATTGTGTATTTTGGGTTTATAATGAACGTGGCATGTATTGTCAAGCATGTTCAGATGCTGGCGATTGTTGTGAACAAGCAAATGGTAAGTGTTGTTACTGGACAGTTCCAGCTAACACTTCAAAAGTAGTATTTGAAATTTGGTCAGGTGGAGGCGGTGGCGCAGGCGCTACTTGCTGTAACAACTGTATGCACTCTGCAGGTGGATCAGGCGGTAACTACGGTGTAAAAACTATTGATACATGTCCAGGTTGTACATATTCAATTTGTGCAGGTGGAACATGGCGTTGTAGTAAATCACATACTTGTGTAGCAGGTATGGGTTGTAAGAGTTATGTTAATGGTGCAAATTTAAGTAACTTCTGTACTACAGGTGGATGTCCGGGTTGGATGTGTAACGGTGGTGCATGGGGACCGAACCATACACAAACATGTGGTAATTGTAATATATGTGGAATTTTTGGAGCAGACTTTGGAATTATGGGATCAACCGGGGTAACAGGTGGACACGGTGGATGTCAATGTAAATCAGGTGACTGGGGAATGTCAGGTGCGGCACCTTTTGTAGGCAGACATAGTGCAGGCGCAACTACACAAGCATGGTGTAACTGTGCATGTTATGTTAACTGGCCAGCAGGTGGCGGACAAACAGGAATGAGTTCATATTGTGGTAACTGGGCAAAATGTTGTGCAGGCGGCAATATGGGTGGATCAGGCATGGTTAGAATAACATTCGCATAGTAAGGATAAGAAATGGCAACATACGCAAGTTATAAAAAAGTAGCAAATGACAGTATAGTTAACGGAACAATTACATCCGCTGATATCGCACACGGTAACGGTAACAATATGGGTGTAAAATGGATTTACAATGAACGTGGCATGCAATGTCATCAGTGTGCTAGACAATCAGGTTGCTGTCAACAAGCAAACGGAAAGTGTTGTTACTGGTGTGTACCAGATGGTGCAAGTACAGTAACATTCGAAATTTGGTCAGGTGGCGGTGGTGGCCCAGGTCACACTTGCTGTAACTGTTGTTCATTTTCAATTGGCGGCGCTGGAGGCAATTATGGGTCTAAGACTATTGCAACATCTCCAGGATGTCAGTACAGTGTATGTGCTGGTGGTGCTTGGCCGTGTGGTAAAGCACATACTTGTGGTGCAAGTATGGGTTGTAAGAGTTATGTAAACGGACATAACTTATCGAATTTTTGTACAGTAGGCGGCTGTGGTGGCTGGATGTGTAACGGAGACGCATGGGGTCCAAGACACACACACTTTGGTTGTGAAAACTGTAATAGATGTGGTATTTTTGGAGCAGATTTTGGAATGATGGGATCTACAGGATGGGAACCAGGACATGGTTACTGTCACTGTGTGTATCAGTATTCAGGATCAGGACAACCTCCATTAATTGGTAAAATGACAGTATCAATAACTAACGAAGCATGGTGTAACTGCGGTTGCCATATTGAGTGGCCAGCAGGGGGCGGAATGCCAGGCGTTAGTTCATATTGTGGTAACTGGGCTAAGTGCTGTGCAGGTGGATCTGGACAAGGCGGCTCAGGCGTTGTTCGAATAACATTCATGTAAATGATAAATAGTTTTAGGAGCTGAATAACATGAGAAAAATTGAAAAAACATTTACTTACCCAATTTGGGACGAGTGGAGAAAAAATAGTTTTGAAAACGGAAGAACCGGCACCTTTACTTATAAAGGTCCTGAATTTTTAACGTTTGAAGTAGGTAATGACCCTGCAGATACAGACAACTACCAAAAAGAATCTGGTTGGTGTTTATGGGAAAAGACGGATCTTGAAAGACCAACTGCCGCAGATATTACAAGAGTTACTGTTGACTGTAAAGAAAATCCTTTACTATGTGAAATTGGTAATGATGATGGTAAAGAAGAAGGTGTACAATTAAGACGTCAAAGAGAATGGAAAGTTCTTTGGGACGCACCAGACGGTTATATGGACGTTGAATATACAGACGAATTAGAGCCAAGAGATGTTTACGACGAACAAAACATTACATATGATTTTGCTACAGAAACATTTAATATTGGTATTCATGATTGGGCCGCAACAGGTACAAAAATGGATCTAACATGGCAAGATCTTAGAGATGTTAGAGATTCACAATTACATGATACAGACGCTAAAGTTGGACAGACAGATGCTCCTGAGGCTATTCAACAGACTTGGA